CCTCAAAGGAATTATGCCAGACGAATGTATCCTAAAGACACACCCGTGAACAAGGGCTCCCGCCTGTTCGTTCTGGGTTGCAGTTAACTGTCCGAAGTTGCCCAACTTCGCCAATTCACACTATGGTTGACATGGTTTTTCCGGATATACCAGATGATGCCTATTATGTCCGAAGACACAGTGTAACCAATCAGGACCTTTTCTCTCGTATCATTTGCTTGACTTGGTGTCTCAAAAAGTTTTCCATCCAAGCAAAGACCCAAAAGAAAAGGCCCCCACTCCACAGTGATTCCAAAACCATGGGTGAGCGTCTTTTAAAGACTTCCGCTTCAGGTCCTCTGTTCGAATTCATATTTCACGTGCCAGGATCGAACGGCAAACTAGGTTCGTAAAACATGGGTGGCATTCCGTTGAAAAAGAATAGATTGAAATCTTCTCCGGCCGAACAGAACATCCGCACAAATGAAATATCTGTGTCAGATGCTGAACCGGGAAGAACGGCGTTCAGACGCCAAGATGGTTCCTCAATGATGTCCGAGAAAGATGGTTGGTCTTCCACGATAAAGAACCGTCGGTTTGTGTAGAATGGGACTTCGACAGAATGAATAGGATTGACATTCGTATTTCCAACAAATGCACCGGTCAAGAACATTCCATCCTCTTCCTCGAGCATGGTAACGTTCACATTCTGTGCAGGACCATTTGCGTCCTTCAACTCCTTAGTAATAGTAGTTCTTGGAGTTGTGTGTGTTCTCGAAATCACAGTTGAAATTGAGTTGAATTGATCCGACCCGCTTGTGACGTTCAACGTTGATGTGTCAAACGTCCAGCGAATAGAACCTCTCCACCCAAGAAACATTCGAGCTACGTAATTGATATAGGTTGTGGAGACAGGGACCACTTTTTGCCCATTCTGGTATGTCAACGCGACCGAACCTTGAAAGGTTGTGGCTGCATTGGACAGTAGTCCACCATACTCGGGGAACGCCCGTCTCCTAATCGAAAGTAACGTAGTACTTGTGAAATCGTCCACTCTACTTATTTCAGCTAGACATGTACGTTTCAACATTTGTCGAAACGAACCAATGACTTCCCCGAAGAAAAGTTTTGTAGTGTCAGGTGAGTCGATGATCGCATCAGCCATCGTGTCAATAGTTGGTGGGTCCATAACTGCATCATCACAGCAGTCCATATCACCTCCATTTGTTTCATCCGCCATTTCAGGATAACCCATTTCTGGAATACCCATCTGAGGATTACTCGGGTTGCGAAACCGCCAAGAGCCAATCTCTGTGGCAGGCATCGCTACCTCGAAGTCATCCAACATTGAAACAAAAACGTTGACTTGAATATCAGCAACAACTGTTCCGGGCACGGTCAATTCGTTAAGAACGTGCACACTCAACACACCGTTTGTCCTGTCAGTAATTCTATCAAGAGGAACGGTGCGGCTAGTTGTAAATGATGACGCTGTTCGCCCCAAAGGTTTACGGTACGGCTCTGGTTGAGCCCACCCGATGTCCACAGTAAAGTCCTTCTCCATTGAAATATCATGGATTGTCGTGTAATGTGTATTATACTCCGGGTTAGTACTTCCGCCATTAGGGTCGTAGACGATTCTAATTCTTCCTTTGTGATAATTGGAAGAGACAATCTGAAACCGAAATCTCATAGTGCCTCTCCAATACTCGAAGGGTAATACAGCTGCAGCGCAGGCCGGAAAATGTGTTTCATTGCCATTAGAGCGCGATAGCTGCGGGTCCACCCTGATTTGGAACAAGGAAGCGTCGCGACTGTCGGTTTGTTGCCAGTCGAAAGTTGTCAAGTAAGACTCTCTTCCGGCAATCGATGCAATCGGTAACTCATCGCGCGATTCAATACCAGTGGTGGCAGGATCCAAAGTGAGTTCCTGCTTACTGTCCACGGTCAGTTTGTTTGTGGGATATTTAGTATCAACCACTGCCATTGAAGGGCGCGGAGTGGGCACCATTATATCGTACTGTAAGTTGGTCGGACTCGAGTAACCAAAAATCTTGGCGATGGAAGCAACAGCTCCAGCGCCAATCTCAGTGGCCCTCGCGAAAGGTCCAATCCAAGGTACGTTTGATAGTGCACCAGCATATCTAGCTACTGTACTAGCTGGACGAGAAATAACATTCGTCTCATGTTCGTCAGCCATCTCGGGGACACCCATCTCAGGTATCGACGACGTCGGAATCGCAAACGTAACATTCTCAGCCCATGCGAGCACAGAAATTGAGAGAGGGTCAGAACCACCATTTGCATGTTTGAGGTCATTAAAGCTCATGAGAACGCATTCGCCCATGAGCGACCACTGTTTGTCAGGAATGGAAAGAGCATTACGATCCCAAAAGAACGGCAGCTCGAGTGATCCCCCTTGACTTTCAGTAGGGTTGACAAAAATCTTCATGCGTTGTGATAAACGCACCAAATCTGGATTGATATACGCGTCATTGCGCACTTGCTTATTGTAAGACAATTTGTCGAAACTTGCAAGCGGCTCGTATGCTAGGAGCGCTCTGCCGTAGTAGAACGCATTACCATTAATCATTAATTTGATGTGCATCGTGCATTTAAGCAAATTGTAATTCTTGATCTTCTCAAGGTTCCTGGGATTCTCCCAAAATAATTCCCAGGGGTTAAATCTAGCGAAAAGGGATGAATTGACATCCCAATCGGTTTCGAAAATCTTCACAGGTCGGGAGAAAAAGTTGTCGAGGTTCGCGTCGGCAAGGAAGCCTACATTACGGGTAGCATCCATCGTCGAGCCGCGCGAATCCATTTGACCTGGAACATTATCTTTGAATGACATATTTTGTGTGCTGATTTCAGCGTCTCCAGCCATGCCTGAGCTGAAGATCTTATGTGATGTTGTATTGTTTGATTCAGGCTTTATTTATACATTAATCAAAACTGCCCAGTCTTGACAAACAGAGCATCTGTCGTGCGGAGCCTAATTTCGTACTGCTCGACGCACTCGTTGGTATCCACGCACACGACACGATTTTGCTTTCCCGTAGGCCCCAGAATCTACTGGGTTCGGCTTTTAAAGACGTCCGACAGGTCGGAGCGAGAGTGCCTAACTCTCGTACTTTTCTTTCCAAAGTTGGACCTTTTCATAATAGCTGTAGTCCAACTCCTTACACCAAATCAAACAATCTCCTGCTACCAACCTTAATCTTGTACGAAGCCACTCGTAAAAAGTGTCTCCGTGTAGAAAGGCTTCATGTAACATTGTTTGAATTGTTGCGATAGCAAGATCCTCAGGCTCGCCTTGACCATGGCTCATATGGGCCATCTTCCATATTGAGTTTTGATCTAAGGCGCCAACACGAAGTCGAAGCTCTGGATGGTATACACTCTTCCTTTTCAGAAAGTCTACAAGTGCAGATTCTATTGTTTCATCCTCCGAACCATCTTTGCGAGCATTTGTGAAACCCATCCCAATAAAATCGAAATATCTTTTACGCGAGGTGAATTTGGTTATGTCGCGCACTTCGGGTTTAGATCCTGCGTGTCCGTCGTCGCCGTAAGTAGCAGTGTGTTCGTTCTCTTGATACGTACCAAGTTCATAAAACTTATCACCGCGCTCACGAACGCCGTTCCAATGGAAAGAAATCCTTTGATGAAGTGAATTATCAGTGCTATTCCCGTACACAGTCATACTATTTCCGGAACACCAGAGGAACAAAAACATTATCGTTCCATTCCAATTCACCATCGGATTCCTAAGCTCTTCGCCGATAACACCCATTCGGTTGAGTGCTTTCTGAGAGTAACACATTTCTCGGCCAACATCCTCGTATATATTCAATGATGTACACATCACATCCATCGAACGACAAAGATCGTAGCCACTGAAATCCCAATCATTGAGTTTGGCATCGGTGGCCAATTCGTTGATATGTGCAACGAGCTTTTCCCACTGGGGTCCAGCACAATTGACACCTACCATACACTCTGTTTCCATGGGGTTTCTAGAAATGAATTCCGCAATGGGAAGATAGTACATGCGACACGCAAGTCCAAAAAGGCATTCAAGGATGTAAAAGATTCTCACCTTTTCTGAGTCATCCTCAACGACCTCATCTTTCAAGCATGTTCGTACGTAAATTCCTATGCGTTCTCCACGATCAAAAGTTGCCATCATATCGTCAAAATATTTTTGCCCCTCATCAGACAGTTTATATCGTTTCCGACCGTCTTCATAAGGTTCGATTTCAACGAACAGGCCACTGTTGAGCTTGTTTCCATTTGGGATGCCAGCTGAAGTCTTCATGTCAAATCTGTTCATATACCAAGAATCCTTAACTCCATTAATAGCTTCGTCCAATGTCAATTCACGACATAGATCTGGACGTTTTGCTATATGATCACGGAGGGGTTTGAGAATTTGATTCCAATAATCATCTCTAGCCCATCTCAAAGATTCTGGTGGGACTTCAAAAGCTCCCTTAGCGATCCTTTTCAAATTTTTGTTGTGATGCACCCAAGGCTCTTTCAAATAAGGTGCTCTCCATCTACATGGTTGACCGCAATGCTCCTCAATCTTATCGCTTATCATTGAGCGACGTACACGGGAGCGGTATTTGGGCAATTCGGTTGTATGACCAATAACTTGAATTCCTGAATAAAGATTCATCTCCCCTTCCTCAAACATTTTGGTTTTGGGGTGTGGACCTTCATTTGGAACCAAGTTCAGACCTAGGCGAGTCGTGTGCAGAACTTTCATCTCGGGAACTTTTCGATAATGCGGCTGATTTTTCAATTTTTCAACCGCAGCAACATAGTCCTCGTAGACAATCTCTTGCGCATAACCCTTCCTGGAAGTCAAACCGTATGCCTCTCCTGATATGTGGAATCCGGCAAAAACAGGATCTCTCCTGTCTGTCATCAGCACGGATCCACAAAATCCAATTGTGGTCACCTTGGAAACATATTCAAGTCCTCTGCCACAACTGAATCCCGCACAATCGATGGGATCCTTGTATTTGGCGTTGAGGGACTCGGATTTCAAAATGAAATTCTTCCGCAAAGCAACGTTTTTATCCTCTTCTTCTGGCTTCTGTTTCTTCAGATACAATAATCTACATTTGATATATTCAGATCCAGTTTTCCGAGGTAACATTGATTTTAACGAAACACCAATTGAAGGAGCCTTTGGC